TTTTTTTAGGATGGCATGTCTGAACTAGCGACAGTCGAACACGATTCGTTTACGGTCGACACGAACACGGCACCCGCCGACGAGGTGCGCGCGTCCCTGCAGCAAGCGGATGCACAGGCGACCGCCGCTGCGGCGCCGGCCGTGTCCGACCCGCCCGAGTCGTCGCGGCCTGAGTCGGCCTCGGCACTCGGGACGGACGCGGACACCGACGGCCAGGACGCCGGCGACGCCAGCGAGGCTGGCAAGCAGTTGGCCGCGCGCAAGCGCAGCCTGGAAGGGCGCAAGCAGACCATCCAGTCGCAGATCAACGACCTGGTGCGGCAGCGGGGCGAGACGCAGCGCGAGCGCGACCAGATAGCGGCGGAGTTGGCGACCTTGCGGGCCGAGCGCGCGCAGTTGACGCGGGCGCAGGCTGCGCCCCCTGCGGCCGACGGCGCCCCCAAGATTGAGCAGTTCCAGGACTACGACCAGTACGACGAAGCGCGCGTGCGCTATCTGGCGCAGCAGGAAGCGCAGCGGTTGCTGCAGCAGACGCAGCAGCAGCAGGCGGAATACCAGCGCGAAGTCGCGCGGGCGCAGTGGCAGCAGCAGCGTGACGCGTCGTTCGCGCAGCGGCTGGACAGCTTTGCGAAAGAGCATCCCGAGTTTGTGAACGAGGTGGATCGCGAAGACATTGTGCTGACGCAGCCCATTGTCGACGTCATCAAGGAAAGCCCGATGGCGCCGGCGCTCATGCTGCACATTGCGAACCATCCCGAAGACGTTCAGCGCATTCAGGCGCTGCATCCCGTGCTCGCCTATGGCGAGATGAAAGCGTTAGAAGCCCGGTTGGAGGTTGCCGCAACACCGGCCTCAACCCGACCGTCCATCAGTCAGGCGCGCCCACCCATTCGGCCGGTGGGGAGTGCGCCAAGCGGGGGCACCGACGACCCATCGTCGTTGGAGTTTGGCTCGGAGTATGTGCGGCGGATGAACGCCGCCGACCGCAGCCGACGCCGTCGCTGGTAATTCATTTCTGACAAGGACGAGAACACATGGCTAATTCACTCGTAACGCCGACCTGGTACACGAAGGAAGTCGCCCGCATCCTGGTGAACAACCTCAAATTTGCGGCGAACGTGAACCGGTCGTATGACGACCAGTATGTGCAGGCGGGCGCGAAGGTGGGCTACACCGTCAACGCGCGTCTGCCGCAGCGCTTCCAGGTGACCGCGGGTCAGGCGCTGCAGGTGCAGGGCATCAACGACCAGTATGTGCCCATCACCCTCACGTCGCAGAAGAACGTCGCCTATAGCTGGTCGACGGCCTCGATGACGCAGGAGATTGACTCGGTGCGTGAGCGCTACGTCAAGCCGGCCGCGACCGCGCTGGCGAACGTCATCGACTTCGATGGCCTGAACACCTGCTACAAGGACGTCTACCAGTCGGTGGGCACGCCGGGCACCACGCCGTCGTCCAACCTGACCTACCTGCAGGGCGGCGCCAAGCTGACCAACGCGGCGGCGCCGGCCGATGGCCGTATGGCCGTGCTGGACCCGGTGTCGATGGTGACCCTCGCCAACGCTAACCTGGCGCTGTTCAACCCGTCCGCGCAGATTGCGGAAGAGTATCGCAGCGGTCAGTTCGCGTCGCGCGCCCTCGGATTCGAGGAGTGGTATGAGGACGCCAACGTCGCCAAGCACACCACGGGCAGCTTCACCTCCAGCACGCCGCTGGTGAACGGCGCCTCGCAGACGGGGTCGTCCCTCGTCACCGACGGCTGGGCGTCGGGCGCGACCTCGCTGAAGAAGGGCGATGTCTTCACCATTGCCGGCGTGTTTGCCGTCAACCCGGTGTCGTACTCGTCCACCGGTGAACTGCAGCAGTTTGTCGTGACGGCCGACTGCAGCGATTCGTCCGGTGCGATGACCATCAGCATCAGCCCGTCGATCATCACGTCGGGTCAGCTCCAGACGGTCACCGCCTCGCCAGCCGACAACGCGGCCATCTCGGTGGTGGGTGCGTCGGGTGGCGCCCTGAGCGCGACCGTGACGCCGCAGTCGCTGTTGTTCCATTCCGACGCGTTCGCGCTGGTCATGGCCGACCTGCACAAGCCCTCGAGCGGTGCCGAGACGACCGTGGTCCGGTCTAAGGAACTGGGCATCAGCATTCGCATGGTGCAGCAGTATCAGATCGGCAGCGACCAGGAGCCGACGCGGTTGGACATTCTCTATGGGTGGGCCACGATTCGTCCGTCGCTGGCGTGCCGCGTCCAGGGTTAAGACAGGATTGAAGGAGACACGCATATGGCTCTGGTAACGACCACGATTTCAGCGGCGGTGGGTGCGAATGACCCGGTGATCCCGGTCACGTCGGCCACCGGCATGGCGGCGGGCAACTTCCTCAAGATCGACAACGAGATGATGCAGATCGTCTCGGTGAGCGGCACCAATATTTCGGTGCGGTCACGTGGCGATCAGGGGTCGGCGGCGGTGGCGCACAACATTCTGGCGCTCTGCACGTCGGGTCTGCTCAGCGACCTGGCGGGCAACCCGTTCTCGCAGGCGCCCAATGTGGATGCCCAGCTCAAGAACATCGTCACCTACAGCGTCAGCGGCGCGATTGCGATTCCGAATCAGAATTCGATCATCGTGCTGGACAAGGCGGGGGTGGCGGCGATGACGCTGGCCGGCCCGGCGGCGGACCAGGATGGTCTGGAAGTGACCATTCTGAGTGCGACCGCGCAGGCCCACACCGTGACCTACACGGCGGGCTTCTACGGCGACACCACGTCCAGCGACGTCGCGACCTTTGCGGCGAAGGCGGGCGCGTCGATGACGATCATCGCGCGCGGCGGCACGTGGGGCGTCAAGGCGCTCGCGAACGTCACGCTGGCGTAAGCACCTTCGACAGGCGAGGCCGTCAATAGGGGCGCGCCTCGCTTGTCGCGAGAAAGTGATCGGATATGCCTATCGTACGCACAGGAGAAACCGAAGCCGACCGCGAGCTGGAACGCTGGAACAAGCCGTATGTCTACGCGCCGTTCCCGCGGATGCTGTATCGCGGCGTGCTCAAGTCGAATGGTCAGCACGATGTGGAAATGCTGACCGTGGACACCGACGCCGCCTTGCGGCGCTCGATGGCCGACGGCTGGTTGGAGTCGCCTGTGGATGCGAAGCGCTCGGTGGAGTCTGCCGAGCAGGACATCGCGCTGGCTGCGGCCGAGAATGCGGCGGCGGCTCAACGTATGAGCCGGAAGGCGCAGCGCGAGTTGTCGAGCCGTGAGGCGTCGACGCATCGACACGTGACTGAATAACGCGTAAAGGAGCCGCCCTGATGCGGCAGCGATGACCGCGCGCGACCTGATTACGGCCGCGTTGCGGCGACTGGGCGTCGTCGGCGCGGGGGAAACCCCGCAAGCGGATGACGTCACGGACGCCTTAGACCGGTTGAACGATTTGGTGGATGCGTGGGGCACTGAGCGCCTCACCATCTATCAGACCGTGCGGAGCACGTGGGCGCTGACGCCCAACGTCGCGACCTACACCATTGGCCCAAGCGGCGATTGCAATATCGCGCGGCCGGTGTGGGTCGAAGACCTGCGTTTTCAAGACACATCGCAGTCCCCGACGCTCGAGATGCCGCTGTCGCCCTTGACGACGGACGCATGGGCTGCGGTGCCGCAGAAGGCGCTGACGAGCACGTATCCGACCAGCTATTACTGGACGCCAGCGTATCCGCAGGCCACGGTCACGTTCTGGATGATTCCCACCAGCAGCACGCTGCAGGGCGTCATTTACGTGCCCACCGCCGTCACCGAATTCGGCCTCAACGACACGATCAGTCTGCCACCAGGCTACCGGCGAGCGCTGCGCGACAACCTGGCCGTGGAACTTGCGGCGGAATTTACGGTGCAGCCGGCGCCGACGCTGCTGCAGAGCGCGCAACTGTCCAAGGCCGACCTCAAGCGCGCCAACATCGAGCTGCGCGATTTGTCGGTGGACGTGATGTGGCGCCCGCGGCACGGCCGCTACAACATTTTCAGCGATACCGGCGCCTAACCCGTGCAGATGCCCTTGTTCGTCAACGGTGCGTATACCTCGCAGAGCTGGTCGGCGGATGCCGAGCGCCTGATGAATTGGTATCCCGAGCGCATGGAGAGCCAGGCGGCGACCACGCGCGGCGCACTCTATCCGACGCCGGGCGTCGAGGTGTTTGCGACGGCCAGCAACGGCGGGGGCCGCGCCATGTTTGCGATGAACGGGCGCTGCTTTGCGGTGGTGGGCGAATCGCTGATTGAGATTGACAGCAGCGGCGCAGTGACCACCCGCGGCACTCTGGCGGTGGACACCAATCCCGCGACCATTTGCACGAACGGCGACGGCGGCAACCAGTTGTTTATCACGTCGGGCGGCAATGGGTATTGCTTCGACCTGCTGACCAACACGTTGACGACCGAGTTGACCGGCACCGCGCAGTTTGGCGGGATGGTCTACGGCTACTTTGTCGCGCTCAATACGACGGACTCGCGGTTTGTGATTTCGGATGCGTTTGACGGCACCACATGGGATCCGACGCAGTTTGCCGACCGCACGATTGCGGCCGACCGCTGGGTGTCAATGGTGGCGACCACCTACGGTCAGGTGTGGCTGCTGGGCAGTCAATCCAGCGAAGTCTGGTACAACGCCGGCACCGCGCCCTTTCCGTTCGCGCCGGACCCCAGCGGGTTGATTCCGTATGGGTGCGCCGCGCCATTCAGCGCGAAAGAAACCAAAGACTCGGTGGTGTGGCTGGCGACGACGCGCACGGGCGGCTATCAGGTGGTGCAGGCCAAAGGCTTCACGCCGCAGCCGATTTCGACGCACGCGGTGGAATACGCCATCAGTCAATACGACACGGTGGCCGATGCGTATGGCGAGACGTATGAAGACCAGGGCCATGCGTTCTACGTGCTGACGTTTCCGTCGGCGCAAGTGACGTGGGTCTACGACTTCAATACGGGCCTCTGGCACGAACGGGGCACGTGGATTGCGGACCAAGGCCAGTATCAAGCGTGGCGCCCGACCTGGCACTGCTTTGCGTTTAACCAGCACCTGTGGGCCGACCGCAACAGCGCCACGATTTATACCGCCGCGATTGACCTGCCGCTGGACGTGGACGGGCGACCGATTCGTCGTCTCCGTCGCACGCCGGCCGTGTTTCGCGAGCACCAGCGGCTGCAGATTGCGCGCCTCGAGGTGTGGCTAGATGCTGGCGTCGGCACCCCAACCGGCCAGGGGCAAGACCCGCAGGTGATGCTGCGGGCGAGCACCGATGGGGGCCGCACGTGGGGGCCGGAGCGGACGGCCTCGGCGGGGGCACAAGGGCAGTATCAAGCGCGCGCGCAGTGGTGGCGGCTGGGCCAGTCGCGGGACCGTGTGTTTGAGGTGTCGGTGAGCGACCCAGTGCCCTGGCGCCTGCTGGACGCCTTCCTGACCGTGCAGCGGTCGACGGAGGCGGCGTGACGCATGGCGAATTCGCCACCGATTCCGTCGCGCGACCCGGTCGTCGAGAAAAGCGGTCTGATCACGCGCGTCTGGCAGGTCTACTTTCGCAACCTCCGCACCGACATCGACGTGGCGCCGGCGGCGCTGCACCAGGTGACGCTGACGGGGCAGACGGCCTCGATTGCGGCGACCGCGATCCCGAGCGACGCGTTGACGGCGGGGTTGTATCGCGTGTCGTGGTATGCGCGCATCACCACGGCCGCAACGACCTCCAGTTCGCTGACCGTGACGGTGGGCTGGACCGAGGGCGCGGTGCCGCTGACGGTGAGTGGGGCGGCGATGACGGGCAACACCACCACGACCGTGCAGAACGCCACACAGGTGCTGCAGGTGGACGGATCGACGCCGGTGACCTATGCGACGACGTATGCGTCGTCGGGGGCCACCGCGATGGTCTACGAGCTAACGGTGCTGCTCGAGCAGCTACAGGCATGAGGACACGACGATGCCACTAAAGCTGGATGACCGCGACCGGTTGCGCTACGGCAGCACGGGTGCGTTGGGCGGGTTTAACACCGGCGACTACGGCGGCGACCGCAAGGCGCGCAACAGCGTCAAGAACACGTTTGGCCGGATTGCGAGTCGCTATGC